GTCCCAGTCAATGACGTCGGGGTCGGATGGGGGAGCTGCCGCTCGAGCCAGATTGGCTGCTCGATCACCCAGGAAGGAAGCCACCCGACGGGTATAACTCAGCGGCCATCGCCCAACCATGTGAGGCTGGGTCGAGAACGCAATGGCGACTTCACAGCGCTGCTGCCATAGGCCGAGCAGCAGTTCAGCCGCCGTTAGAGCTTTGGGGGCTCACCATCCTCGTCGAGATCATCATCGTCTTGCTGGGGCGGACGGAACTCATCAGCCCAGTGCATGTTGTTCACCAAAATCCCGATCTGGCGGACGACGCTGTAGGGCATCTTGGCGAGAGAATTCGGGGTGATCTTCGGATCAGTCGCCGATTCACAGACCATCAGCCGCAGCAGAATGGTGCGGTCGACCAGGTCATCCTGATCAGTCGCCATGCCGACCAACTTGTCGTAGACATCGGTCGCCAATTCGCGGAACCGGAAGGTCTTGCCCCGGATCTTCACGACCGCCGTCAGAAATCCGTCATCCGTCACCGGATTGTCGACTTCAACAGCGGGATTCTCGGCTAGTTTGCTTCGAGTGGCCACAGAGAGACTCCTTCCATCAGTAGGCTCCGACCTTCGAGCTCCGTTTTCTCGCCTTCGGTCTGCGTGAGCCTGAACTGCTTATGCTTGCCCAACCGCACCACGAACTCGTGCTCGTAGGGTGAATCCCAGAGATGGCGGTTGATATACGAAAAGACGACGTGAAGCGTGAATCCACCCGCGTCATCGGGGTGGTTCTCATCTTCACGTCGTCTTAAAGACCAACGGCCCGTGGGGGGTTCGATGGTCGCGATGACCGCCCCCAGGGCTGGAATGGTCACCTGCCCGCGATCACCCCGCAGTGAGGCCAGGTAGATGCCATGCGGCATGTACGTCTCCTTCTCCCACGCGGGGAGTTGAGGTGGAAGGGTGGGCGTCCGGATCGCCCACCCTGTTTCATCCGGGGCTAGGACCTAGCCCGTGAACACGGTCCATGCACCCGAGGCCCGGAAGTTCCCGGTGACCTTGACTGCATCGGTGATGGATGCCTGGATCGCACCGTCGATCAGACCAGGGCCGTGGGCGAGCAGCACGGGTGAGGTGCCATCGTCCGCGTACAGGTAGATCAGCACGGTGTCTGAACTGGTGGCGTTGATGAGCAGGTCGCCGGAGATGTCCATGATTCCGGCATAGGTGCCGGAAATGTCCTTGAGACCCACGAGGTAGGTCTTGTTCACATCGCCGAAGACTGTGGCATCAACGTAGTCGCGGTTCAGGTTGAGGGTCCACTCGGTCTTGTTCGAGACCTTCGTGCCTGTCCCCTTCGGACCGTCGACATAGATGGCCCCATTTTTGCCATGGAGCTTGGTACCGCTGTTGGCCATGATTGGCTCCTGAGTGAGGCACCATCAGCGGGGGCCGTTCCCCCTGGCATTACAGGTCTTGGGTGGTCCAGATGGTATAGGTACCCCCGACCCGATAGATCTTTTGCCCCTCCTCCCCCACATCCTCGGACTCCAGATCCGCGATGCGGCGAACGATTAGGGTGGACTGCCCATCGACCGAAAGAGCCTGTTCGTCGAACAGATCGGCGATGAGCATGTCGAGGTTCTCGGCCTCAACACTGTCGCTGCCCCACACCGCGATGTCGTACGTCGCCGAGATCATGAGATCCTTCTGGTCACCGCCCCATGTCCGGTTACGAGGGGCAGCCACCAGATTGTGAGCGACGAACGGGTACTTGGTGTTGAGCGGCGCATAGCCCTGGTGGAATCCGCCAACGGCGGCGGCCTTGATTGGCACGTTGCCTCGCATGGCAGCCACCAGAGCCTGCTTAATTTTGGCGGTGGACCCCGCCATGTCCCTATCCTCCCCCTATTCCGTGGGCGCGGAAGAAGTCTCGCACGAGGCTGTCGTCCCCAAGGCCTCCGAGCGAATGGACCAGAGCGTGCTCAGCCTCACCGCTTGTCCGAGGCGCATAGCCGCTGACGCCAACGGGACTACCGAAGCGGCCCGCTTTCTTCACGGTCCTGATGATGTTCTCCCGGAAACGGTTTCGCACGCTATCGAGGGCTGGCCGAAGGTATGGCTGTGCGGCAGCGTATCGGGTCCCGAACTCGACGTACTTGGCGTATGGCGTCTTCGAGGTCACAGCCCCCTCGAAGCGGGGTCCTGTGCCATATGAGGCACGCTCGGTATCCATCTCCCCCTTCAGGCGTCCCCCGAGACGCATAACCTGTCTGTCGCCGAGGTCGCCTGGAAAGATGGCTGATGGGTTCTTCGTCGTACCCACTCGCTTCAGCTCGTATCGACCTCGGGCATCCAGAAACGCTATCGCGTCTGCGTTGCCCTCAACGACACGGCGGCGAAGATCGAGCGCTTGGGCCAGTTGTTTGCGCCCTTTCGGCACCGGTCCCGTAGTGAGACCGGTGCGCGATTGTCGGGACAGTGAGCCGGGTAGTGGGAAATAGCGGTTGGCCCATGGTCGGTTGGTCTGAGTCCGGTTGCTGGGGAGATAGTGGGCGGTCCCCTTCGGGAGGTCGGTAATTTCGCGGGCCGCCTTGATCTGCTGAAAGCGTTCCCATTGAGGTGTCCCCACCACAATGCCCTTGTCGATTTCCGCTTGCCCGAGCCGGGGCAACGTCTTGAATCGTCGACTGCCGCCCTTAAACACCTTGCGGACAGGGACCTTCTGCTGGGCGTGTGCATAGGCCTGATCGACGGTCTGATTGACTGCTGCCACAATTGCGAACTCGATCGAGTCCTGGATGAGGCTGAAGTTGATGGTCGCCCTGAAACCCAGGGAGGCGACGGGCATGCGGGCCATGGCTTAGGTCCCTACCTTCCGCGCCGTGCAGCGCAACACCACCCGAATGGTGCTTTCGATGTTGGTGTCGACCACTGAGAAGAAGTCTCCGCCGATGAGCAGTCGGTCGCCAGAGTGAACTTCCGTTCCGACGGGGAGGAAGATGCGGAATGGAGTGGAAGCCTCGAGTGACCCGACATCGATGTTGTAGGTCGCCGCAGGCATGGAGCGAATCCATCCCTTCACGGTGACTGACTTTGTCGGCCACCCTTCTGCGGTATCCGAAGGGGTCTCGATCTCGACTCGAGGATAGATATCCACCATGGTCTGCATGCCCAACTCCGCGACCTTGCGCAGAGCAGACAGTTGGCGTTCAGAGACGAGAGTCATCAGCGCACCGTCATGTAGACGAATCCGTTGAGCAGCGACTTCGCGGCATCCGGAATGGACGACTCGACGACACCGGCGCGCTGCGGGATCGTCCGTCGCAGGCGAACCTCTTCCACTTCGATCGTCTCGAGACGGTTCATGCCCTTGGCTGCGAGTTCTCGCTCGCCGAGGAGGGCGCTGCAGATGATAGCTGCGGCCTGGGCGATCTCGCCTGGCAGGGTGTAGGTATAGGTCGCGGTGATGACAGATCCCGTTGACGGGGGTGTACTGAAGAGGGCCGTGCCCTCGACCGGGTCGATCGTTACGCTATTGGTGACGTCCGTCCCGTCGTCGAAGATGGTCTTGGTCGCCGTCGCATCCCAGAACTGGTGCTGTGCCCGATAGAGGAGCCCATCGGTGGCTTCCATGATCTCGCCCACGACAGGGAAGCGCCAGCCATAGGTGTAGGAGGTTCGCACCAGTGGGGCGAGCACACCTGCGACGGGAAGATGCGTGAGTCCGAACATGCCGAAGGGCGACAGCGACAGCGAGCCGAGCTCCGCGTAGTTGGCGGACTGATTGATGACGAGATCATCGGGATCGATCTCGACGTACTGAGTGTTGGTCAGGTAGATGCGGCATTGGGTGATGGTGCGCAGCGGGATGTGCCAGAGGTAGATCCGTCGCGTCCCGATCGAGTTCTCGTTGCCCACCCGCCAGGTGTGGGTCTCGTCGGTCACCGTCCCGCCACGGAAATCATGCTTCACCGGCAGGCTCGGGACCGCGCAGTAGCTATCGACCAGCGCAGAGGCGGCGGTCAGATGGAAACGAAGGACATCGTCTTCGATGGTGGCGAGGTCGATGCCTGGTCCCATGGCTCGGAAGTGTTGGGGCGTCAGATACATGCATGACCTCCGCCAGCGGAAGTCGGAGAGGGGGCAGGGAGGGCTTCTCCGCCCCCTCTCCGATAGCTATCAGGTCTACGACTGGAAGACGCGGACCTTGTTGCTGAACGGGACGGCCTTCACGGCCAGACCCCACATGCCGAAGATGATGAACAGATGGGTCAGCTGACCCGAGATCCCGATCGGGATATCGAGCACAGTGGGTCCATCTGAACCCAAGAACGGCAGGGAGATCGAGGACTCATCGAGGAGGTACATGTCACCCACGGTCTGCGGACCGGAGATGGCGTACGTCCCGATGCTGTCACCCGGCACGGGCACCAGCGGCAACGGTCCGAAGATCGTGTTGACCGCATTGGTCAGAACGCCCGGGATGATTGGCACCTGGGTGTCAATGTACCGGACATTCTTGTCCTGCTGCTTGTCGAACAGGGTCTTGTTGGTTGCCGAGGTGTAGACCACGCTGACCTGACCGCCGCCATCCATGACGGACGTGGCTGCGTCATCAATGGCGCCGCGCATGTCCTCCGGAGTGCCAGCGAACGGGTCGACGTTCTTAGCCTGCGCCTGGTTCAGGATCTTCCGCAGTCCGTCGAACGCATTGGCGTCATACAGACCATCCTCGGTGGCGGCTGTTCCACCGGACGCGGTGGCATTGCCCTGGAAGATCGTGACCTGCATGCGGTGAGCTACCGCTCGCAGACCACCGGTCAGCTCGAGCTGCTCAGGGTTGAACCCAGCCCCGCCCGCCAGAGTGGCGAACTGGCTCTTCAGAGAGACGCCACGCCGCGTCGCGATCACGCTGATGGGCGTGGTTGCGCGCTGGTAGACGCTCTCGTCATCGCTGACGGTACCGAGTTCAGTCATGAACTTGGCATCGCCGAACTCGGTCACCTGATTGAAGGCATGCACCAAGCCGTTGGCCGGTTCCTTGCTGAACCGCTCCCAGGCCGGGAACTGCCGAACGAACAGCTCATACAGGAGCGGCTCGAGGTCCTGACGAATCAGGGCCGAAGCGCCGGAGCTGTCCAATGCCTTGATGAGCATCGGGTTGTCCGAACGCGAGAGTGCCGACTGCAGGGTGTACCCGCCTGCGGAAGCCCAGACATCGAACGGGATGCCCGAGTTCTGCTCGCGAGACTGCAGTGCGAACATGGTGTGGAGCTCACGCACGGACTTCGTCCGGAGCTTGGAGCGGATCTCCAGCTGATCCATCGTGCTCATCACACGCGGGAACGCGGGAGTCGCCTGGTTCTCCACCCCCTGGACCACCGGGGCCGTCACAGGTGCGACGGGCAACGGGGCCACATTGGGGCTGGAGTTCAGGCTTTCGAGAGCCTGTTTGATCTCCTCCAGGGATTCAAGCGCCTGGTGAAGATCTGGGGTCTGAGGATCACTCATGATCTTTCTCCAGCATCTTCAGAAACTCCTCGCTGTAGATCCCAGAGAAGCGCTCGTAGCTCTGACGGAGCAGCGAGAACTCACCCTGGGCCTTGCGAGCGAGTGGGAGGTTGGCGACCTGGTCGAGCACATCCTTGACCGCGAAGAAACCCTTCACGGCAAGATCGCGCTCGGTCGACAACCGGCTATTGACTGCGCGGGCCTCAACCAACTCATGGGTGGTTGTGCGCAGCACTTCGACCAACTCGGTGACCGACTTGGCCGCGGACAGCTGCTCGGTGACTTCGTCACCCAACAGATCGTCCTCCCCGTCGGCGGCCTCATCTTGGAGGCCGTCGGCGTTCTCAGGTTCGCTCTCGCTCTCAGTATTGGGAGCTTCCTGCGCCTCTGGGGGCTCAGCTTCACCGACTTCGGCGGTAACCGACTCGGTAGGAACTGCATCAATGTCGGACTGGTCGACATCATCAGATGTCGCGCCATCCTCGACGGGCTCATCTTCGGGAGTCTCGGACTCCTCGGGCTCCTCGGGCTCCTCCTCGAGTTCCAGCTCGAGCGTCGCGATCGGAGTGATCGCCGGAGAGTTAAGGATCGTGGGGGTAGTCGACCCGCCATTCGTCGTCAGGACGCCAGCGGTTGTGAGCTTCTCGCGTCGGTCGCGTGTCTTCGCGACGAAGACCGCGTTCTGAATCCAGCTGCGGGGGTTCGCTGGAATTCCGACGATCGATGCCTCCAGGAGCTCGACATCGAGGATGTCGAAGGTTCCGTCCTTGTTCAGGACGTAGTCCTTCAGGAGGGCACCGATCGAGACACCGAGCTTCACGCCATCCTTGATGGCTTGCCAGGTATCGAGTGCTCGCGGGTTGGCATCGTTGACCACCATGTCGAAGTCGAGGTCGTAGATCAGGTTGCCCTCGGCATCGGCGGCGCGGCTGTTGATCGCCGTCTCCTGGACCGATCCGAAGATATCCCCGGGAACCTCGTACTGGTGATTCAACCAGATGGTCATG